GCGCATCAGTGGCCTGGGTCTGAACCGTGATCTGCCCGATGCTGACCGACGAACTCCCGCCACCCCCACCCTGCGCCATGTTGATGCCGCTCATCGCGCCAGCCTGCGTCATTGGGTGAGCTTGGCCTACACCACCCCAAAGTTGCCTATCAGTAAGGGTCCACCCAGATTCCTGCTTTGCCATTGCCGAAATGAGGGATGCGGCTTGGGATGGGTTCGCCATTGATATTTGAGCATTGCGATCAATGCCCATCCTTTTTGAAACCTCTCGAATGTACGCCTCTGTCTCGCTTCCGTTTTCGCTTTCAGGCGCCCATCTAGATATGATTTTCTCAATGGTGTTTAGCCCCTCCCGCTCATACTTGGCAAGCTGCTTATACATCTGGGCAACGCCAGCTTCGACAGTCTCAAACTTTGCAAAGCGACCGTTTTTTGTTGCGCCTTTTTGTCCGGCGAAATTAATGTTCCCTGGATTACGGTTTCTCCTGGCTGGGGATGAGTCGTTGACGCCTGACATATCAGGGCCTTTGTTCTCAAGGGTAGGCCCCATGTAGTTGTCGCCCTGCAGCTTGCGGAGCTCTTCATCTTCTCCCTTGCTCAGGCCGCCAGAGTACAGCAGGAAGCCAAGCGGGGCCGCCAGAGCCGCAGCGCCAGCGGCAAGGCCAGCAATGATGCCAGATAGACTGGCCAGACCGCCAATCACCGCAGACCCGCCAATCAGGCGCAGGGTCGCCAGTGCCAGCAACAACGCCGTGCTCCACCCGTCCGTTTTCTCGTCCAGCTCAGCGAATATCTCAACGGCCTTGGACAATGGCGGGATGATGACCTCTACGAACTTTACAAATGTTTCTATCAAACGCTCAAGTGATGGTAGTATTTTTATTACCAAATCCCTGGTTAGCTTCTCCAGCCTCTGCTGAGCCTTGATCCATGTCTGCTCAGCCTCAAAAGCAGCTTTATTATCCTTATCGCTGTATTCCTGTTGAGCTGCTATGACGTTGCGCAGCTCTTTTCCGCCCTTGACCAGAAGGTTTAAAGTTCCTTCATCAAAGCCCATCTGCTGCAGGAATGCGTAGCGCTGCTGGCGATCTGGGTAAATTTTCTCTGCGGCGTCGGCAATATCAGCCAGGATGTCGGTCAGCGGCTTGGCCTTGCCGGCCGCATCGGTGACGCTCACGCCCAGCTGGCGCAGGTAGGGGGTGATCGCGCTGTCACCCTTCATGAAGATTTCAGTTACCTGACTGCCCAGGTTCTGCAGGGTGCCGAGAAAGCCCTCCATGCTGCCGCCATTTAAATCAGCAGCCCTCCCCCACCTATGAAGCGTGTCTGCGGAAATATCAAGATTTTGAGATAGTCGGTAGAGGTTGGCGCCGGTACTGACCACATCACGGGTGAAGTTGATCAGTCCCTTGCCAGCAGTGAGCACGGCAAAGAACTTGATGGCCGAGCGCTGCATCTGGCCAAAGAACTCGGCGGCGTCCTTGCCGGAGGCGGCGATCTGCTTGCCCACCCGGTCGGTGTTCTTGCGGGTGTCGGACAGCCCTTTCTCGGTGTCCTTCATGCCCTGCTGGAAGTCTTTGTTATCCAGCCCCAGGGTCACGATCAGGCTATCAATCACTGTTGCCATGCGGCCTCCTACCCTGCCACGCCAGCGGCGCGCACTCGGGCTGTGTTCAGTTGGTCAATCTGGTGGATCTCAAGCATACGATAGGCGTCATAGGGGCCATAAATCGTCTGCAATTCGTGGAGAGTGGCGAGCCGTGCTGAAACCAGGGTGGCGATGATGCCGGGGGTATTTGAATAAGGGGCCATCTCGACCCCTGCTCCTCCAGCCTGCTCGGCGACTGTTAGATCTGCTCTTCGCCACCGGTAGAAAAACCCAGGTGAAGCTCCATCACCGCCTTGCGCAGCATGAAGCGGGTCTTCACGTCCTCGATGTCACCATCCAGCAAGGCGCGGGGCTTTTGGGTGGCTGGCACCAAGATCTGGACACAGGACATCATTTCGTCCAGAAGTGGACGCGCCATATCCGGTGTTACCCCGGCCAGCGCCTTGATACCCTGCACGGCAAGCTCCCGCATCGGCGCTTGCAGATTCAGGTCAACATTGCTTGACGCCACAGCTTGCAGCGCACGGAACGCCCACCACTCCGCCGCCTCGGCTGACATCTCGGTGATCTGGTACTTCTTGCCAGCGTCGCGGCCTTCTGTGATCTCTACGGTCTCGGTGCGTCTCATCGTCTCATCTCATCGTCAGTTGTTGGCCAGCAGAGCGCCAGCCATAGAAAGAATCAAGGCGACCATCTGGCCGCCTTGGGATTATACCAGTGGAGTCGGCAAGATGCTTTCCCACGTAATCGTGAACGTCCGGGGCTGCAGAGTGCGCTGCGCGGTCGGGATCGAGGTGTGCCGGTTCAGCACGCCACGCGAAAGCGTGTAGGATCGCTCGGTGCCCGGCAGGGTGATTACCCCGCCAAGGCGGAACACGGTGCGATTGGCGTCCTGCGCCAGCACGATACCGTCAAAGAGATCGATGCTGGCAGAGTCAGCCTGCAGGGTGATGGTCTGGGTATACATGCGCGGCACCCAGCCGGCAGACATGACACCATCAACCCCGAGCACAACCTCAGCCGTGTCCGCCTCGTCAGTGGCAAACGCCGCGTCGGCAGCGTACCCCTGGATCTGAGTGGCAGCCAGCGCGAAGTCTGCCGAACTCAGGATAAAAACGCTGTCCGCGCTGGTAATAGTACGAGCCATGGTCGTCTCTCCTTAAAGTACGGCGATTGACGCCAGGGTGATTTGCTGGATAGAGCCGCCGTCCATGTAGAACAGCTTGACGGGCGGGCTCTTGCGCTGGCCGCGCACCTGGGCGGTTGCCGGCAGGATCTGCAGGTAATAGCCCTTGCTTTGCAGGTCGGAGCTGATGTCCAAACCGGCCTGCTGGGCGATGGTCGCTTTCTGAGAGTTGCTAAGTTGCACGCCGGTGCGGATGCTGCCATTGTTCAGGGCCTCGGCGATCGGGTCTTGGCACCAGGAGCGCAGCAGGGTATCGCCCAGCGCGTTGTAGGGGGCCGAGTTCACAGACAGCAGGCCATTGAAGATGGCCAGGCGAAGCTGGGCATTCAGGTACAGCTGGGCCATGAAGGAGTCAGCCCACTTGAAGCTGGAGCCATTCATCTGGCCGTCGTACATGACGCTGTATTCGTTGCCTTCACCGCGCTCAACATAGGCGCCGTAATAGCTAGCGTTGTTGGACAGCACGGCAGTGACGTCGGTCAGGTTGGTAACCATGGCAGCCAAACCAGAGAACTGGCGTAACGCCAGGGTGCTGCGGCCATTCACTGCCTGCCAGTCGATAGAGCCAGCCCAGCCACATGCGGCGGCGGCATGCTCTGCCTCGCCGTAGACCACCAGGGTGCCGTCGTAGCTCAAGGCGTCCACGATGGAGCCGAACACAGCGGCGTTGTTGGTGGTCTTGTAACCGGCATCATTGTCCCACGCGATGTAGGCATAGCCCTTGTTCTGGGTGTTGACCCACTGCGCAAAACCTTCATGCTCAGTCAGGTCGCACTCAAACGCGGTGGCGAAGGTAGCCCAGTTGTAGGACTGCGACTTGACCCGAGCCATGCAGGTGGCCGGGGTGTCAGCTACCGAACCCTGAGACAGGATGCCAGCAGACAAGCCAAGTGCTGCGGATGCCGTGCCGGTTGCTTGGGTGATCGTAGACGCGGCGCCAGTGGTGCCAGAGGTGACGACAAAGCGCGAGCCGGTGGCATCCCATGTAACGGCGGCAGATCCGGTAAGCCCCAGACCGGTTGTCAGCAGTGCGGCGGCATTGGTGAAGCTGGTTGCTGCTGCAAGGTTAACCGTGGCGTAGGTCTTGGCAGTGCCGTCGATAGTGACAGACAGGGAGCCGGTCACAGCCTTAAGTTGGGCCAGCGTCAATGTAAGAACCTGGCCGCGCAACCAGGCGGCGCGAGCCGCGGCTGCATAGCCACCGAAGAACAACGTGCCGGGCTTTTTGAAGCTGTTGTCCGGGCCGTTGAAGTAGAACCCGGCCAGCGAATACTGGGCGGAGTTGAACCCGTAGTATTCGCCAACGCTATCCAGATCTGGAAAGCTAAGCAAGCTGGACACGGGGGTTGTCAGGCCATCATCCAAAAATACAGCGTTGAGGGAAAGCGGGTTGCCACCCGTCCCGACCACCGCCGGGTTGACCGTCACGATTTGACTTACGGGGATAGGCATCGCCTGCTCCTTACACAGGGTTGAGTAAATCGGCTGCGATCACCGATGTTTCACCAACGGTATCGAACTGCTCGGCAGCCACGTTGATGACTGGATTGTACTGCATTGAGGCGGTTACCGTCCAACGGGCCTCGTACTGTTCCTCGCCTGTGATCAGCGGGGCCTGGATGCCATCGGAGCAGTACAGCGGCTTGATTCCATCCGGGAAGTTGTCCGGGCCGTATGAGCTGCGCAGCAGGGTCTTGGCTGTGTTGCACATCTCGCCAGCCTGGCCGTCATAAAAGTCGATCTGCACGTCAATGCGGGTTGACCGCTGGAAGTCTGCGCCAGTAACCATGTCGTAGGTGTTGCGAGTGGTGGCAAGGTCATACTGCCCCATCTCGGTCAGCACGATGCACGGCGGCTCAGGCATGGCCACTCTGTTTGTTTGGGCGCGGACTATCTGCGTTCCAGCTGGCATCAGCGGATCCAGAAAATCCGCCAGCGCGGCGATCACGTTGTCGATGGTGATGCTCGGGGTCATGTCCTAGCCTCCCGCTCATCATCTATGCTGGCAAGATCGACAGTCTTCCCACTCAAGTGATGTGTAGTGCTTTCGTAATATTTAATTTTCCCATCTGTTATCTCTGCATGACATAATAAAACATCGCCAAAATCATAAGTCCCATTTTCCT